AATGGGTTTTAGTTGATACGGGTCTTATTAATCAATGTTCATTTAAAGTGCCAATAGAACTATGCTCCAAAATACCAAGCGAAGGACAAACCACTTTGACTGTAAGTTTGGAGACATATGCAGGCGAAACAAAGATATGGGACGAGATTAAAACATACACCATAAAGGTGCCTACTAGTGTTGTGCCGACAATCGAGTCAAAAACTATCACAGAGGGAAATTCTTCACTGCCTGGAGAGTTTTATGGACTATGGGTTCAAAGCATTTCACGGCCGAAGATAAACATCAATGCAAAAGGGATTTATGGCTCAACGATAAAATCCATAAAGACGACTTTTGAAGAGGCAAGCTATGATGGGAATGAAGTTATTTTTAATCCAATCAAATCAGATGGACAAATAAAATCAAAAACGATAGTCACAGACAGCAGGGGAAGGACAACGGAATACATCCACACTTATAATGTCGTACCTTATCACGAGCCACAAATAAAGAGCCTAACATTTGCATTTTGCGATGTAAATGGACGACCCGATCCATCAGGCACATTTATAAAGATAACCACATCGGGAAATATTGCATCAGTAAACAACACTAATTTGCGCGTACTTAATATTAAGTGGCGCAAACAAACATCGCAGAGTTTCTCAAGTAAAAATGTTCAAATCAATTCATACGAATTTGATACAAGTGCAGTCATAGGTGGCTTTGATCCAACACTAACATATGAAATTGCAGCGGAGCTATTCGATGCACACGCGAAAAGCACAACATCAATGTTTACGGGGAAAATTGTTATTTCGAGATATCCAGGAGGAGACGGAGTAACATTTTTTGATGAGGCGACTGAAGAGGGACTTAACTGCAGAGGCATTAGATACGATTTAAAAGCAGATGAGTTGGCAAGCATGAGAAATCTTACAGGAATATCACTTGGACTAGTGGGCCTTGGGAAGATTCTTGGCAAGTTAGGATTTTGCATACCTATACAAAAAACAAAAGAAGGACAGTTTGATGTGGTGAGATATAGCGATGGATCGTGTCAAGCGTCGTGTCAAATAAGACAAATAACGCCAATTGCTATGGTACAGTGGAATTCTTGTTGGTGGAGATGGATTGGGAACTTATCTCTACCCGACAACCTTTTTAAAACGATTAGCAATGTGCAGGTATCGGGCCATTGCAACGGAGGTGTGTACACATGTGGGTCAGGAACAAATACAAAAGTATTGCAAGTTGTATTGTTGATGCCGACACCCGCATGGGCCGCGAACCAGGTGCCTGCCGAATTGCCATTTATAAAAATTGATGGGAGGTATAGATAAATGAAAGCACTCAATATTAACAAGACAGATAGGGAAGAATACAAATTTACAGCGACAAGAGAGGATGGGAAGATTGTATTTGGAACTTTTGAAGAAAGGGATTTGACGAACATCATAAAGACGGTAGAAACGACAAAGAATCTCGAAGAACAAAGACTGGAATCGCTCAATCGATTAATTAATTCATTGCTAAAGTTAGAGAAAAATAAAAAAGCTGTAGTGTCAATGGTGGAGAGATGGCAAGTGTGTTCTTATTATCCACTAGGGCATTATGTAACATATAATGACAAACTTTATTTGTCTAGAAAGGAACACAACTCGACTTATGAGAATATACCAATCAACGATGGAGAATTATGGACAGAAGTAGAACTTGGAAATTCGACCGACTATGATAATTGGTGGAAAAGTGCATCATATTGGGCAGCAGACAAAACATATAAAAAGGGCGACATGGTAATTTATTACAACAAACTATACAAATCGCTTAAAGACAAGAATGTCTCAAATCCAGAGAAGAGTGATTGGGAACTAATCGAGAAGGAGAAGTAAAGGAGATAGGTATGGAAAGAGCAATTATAATCGCGGTTTTTGCAAGCACGGGACTTTGGAGTTTTATAAGCATGATAGTGCAGAGGGTACTAGAGCGTAAGAGCGACTATGCAATGATGATGCGTGGATTGGGTCACGACAGAATCTGTAGCTTGGGAGAGTTTTATATCAAGCGTGGATATATCACTCGTGACGAATACGAGAACTTAGTGGATTACTTATATATCCCTTACAAAGGACTAAATGGGAATGGTACAGCTGAGAAAATCATCAGCGAAGTCAAACAGCTCCCACTTAAAGAGAGCAAAATATAAAATTATTAAATGGGCAGCGAAAGGCTGTTTTTTTATTTCAAGGAGGTAACAATATGAAAAACAGAGATTGGAAAGATTGGGCGGTAAAAGCAGGAACACGAGCAGTAAAGACAGTGGCGCAGACCGCGATTGCAACGATTGGAACAACAGCACTGCTGACAGATGTCAATTGGACAGTAGTTGTAAGTGCATCCGCACTAGCAGGACTACTATCACTGCTAACAAGCGTTGCAGGATTGCCTGAACTAGACGAAAGCAAAGGAGAATAAACGATGAAAAAATTCGGAATAGACATTAGCACATGGCAGAGTGGATTCGCATACTACAGAGCACAGCAGGAGGGAGTCGAGTTTGCAATTTTGAGAGCGGGATATTCAACTGCAAAAGATGCAGCATTCGACACGCACTATGCATCGCTCAAGGCGATTGGAGTTCCCGTGGGAGCATATTGGTACATGTACGCAACAACCCCTGCAGAGGCCCTTGCAGAAGCAAGAGCATGCCTAAGTGTTATATCAGGGACACAGCTTGAATATCCTGTATATCTCGACCTTGAGGATCCATCACTAAAAGGACTCGGCAGAGACACGCTCGATTCACTCGTAAGGACATTTTGTGACGAAATCGAGAGGAATGGATACTATGTAGGCGTGTACACGAACATAGACTGGTATAACAACTATATCAGTGGGCATGAACTCAACCAAAAGTATGATTGGTGGATTGCCTCATGGGGCACGCAAGAACCGTCAGGACTCGACTTCGGCATGTGGCAATTTGGTGGTTCAACAAACTTCTTGAGAAGCACGCAGGTGGCAGGAGTCACAACAGATCAGAATTACTGCTACAAGGACTATCCAAACATTATGATTGACCTTGGACTGAATGGATTTAGTCAGGGTGCGCCTGCAGTACTACCTACAACAGAACCAGTGGTCACACCACCGACAACATCAAGTGACCTATTTGCAGTTGGAGACAAGGTACAAGTTGTCCAGGCAGTGCAGTATAACGGAGAGCCATTTGTTGCTTACTTCTCAACATACGACGTAATCGAGGTAAATGGAGATCGTGTCGTAATTGGCAAAGGTGCAGCAGTGACTGCGGCCGTTAGAGCATCGTCAATCATAAAGGTTGGAGCAGTAAGCACAGGTTCGATCGCAGTGGGCGACAAGGTAAAAGTATTAAATGCGATACAGTACAATGGACAGCCTTTCACTGCGTACTATGACACATACGATGTAATCGAGGTGAGCGGCAATCGTGTTGTTATTGGCAAAGGATCCATTGTTACTGCTGCAGTAAACAAAGCAAATCTTGTTGCGATATAAGTAAAAGTGGAGAGGGCGTTTGCCCTCTTTTTTTATTTTTTGAAATAAGCATATTGCGTTTTGTAAACTTTTTAATACAAAAATGCATAAAAATATCGCAAAAAATGTCAAAAAAGATGATTTTGTGGTATATTATAGATATACATTAGGAGGTAAATGTTATGGATAGGTCAGTTTTTGACATAGCAAATTGGTTTTTAACCAAGGAAGCGATGACGCCCAAGAAACTGCAAAAGCTGGTTTACTATTATTTTGCGTGGGGGGCAAGCTCTTCTAAAAAGAGATATGATAAAAAATTGTCGATTCGAGGCATGGGTTCATGGTCCAGTGAATAAAACCTTATACAACAGATATAAGAAATATGGATGGACGAACATCCCAAAAGCAAGCGAGACAGTTGAATTGAGTGATGTTGAGGAAGAGCTACTTGAATCTGTATGGCTAACATATGGAGACAAGAGTGCAAACGAACTAGAAGCACTAACACATCTAGAAAAACCATGGAGGGAAGCAAGGCAAGGTTGTGGTGAATATGAACCTTGTGCAAAAGAAATAAGCAAAAAGACTATGAGAGATTTTTACTTGGGAATTTACTCAGGGGGTCAGGGTGAATAATGGGTCGTAAACTTACGGACAAGACGGCTCCTGATAAACTACAAGCAAAGAGACTCATAAAAGCAGAGGTTGTTTTTAAAGTTGCATTAGAGGACAATATAGATAAAAAATATTGTTTTTCTAAACTTAAAGAAAACCACATAAAGACATTTCAAAGGTTTCTAGATCAAACGGTATATAAACAATTAACCATTTCTGAGACTGATAATCTATTTTTAAGAACAAAAGGTAACAAAAAATATATGCAGAAAATTGGTGGGATAGAAAGAGAAGTTGTTCATTACGGAAAAGATAGAAACCCGTTCAGGGTACATGGATATTTTAATAATGATGGGTACTTTGTCATATATAAAATAGATCCAAGTCATAATGTTCATAAAGAATGAAAAGAGAGCGAAAGCTCTTTTTTTATTCTTTAGACATGGCGACGCATAAGGTGACACATGGGGTAACGCACATAAGGGGGTATTTGGGGGCGTTTAGGACTATAATTCAAATAAAATAAAGCAAAAAATAAAAATAAAAAAAGCCTTGGGAAGTGCTAAAATACAGCATTTTCAAGGCTTTTGTCATATGGTGCGCCATGAGGGGCTCGAACCCCCAACCTACTGATTCGTAGTATTTAAATAAATGGCTATTTATAAAGGTTTTTAGCGATTTAAACGCATAGGGTCACCCATTTGCAAGAATACGAGCTGCTTTTTCTAAATCGCTCATGTCGATGTGAGTGTAAATATTGGCAGTCATCCGTATGTCTGTATGGCCCATCAGCTTTTGAGCTGTCCTGATATCAATCCCCTTTTTTGCAAGATTGGTGCAATATGTATGCCGCAGACAATATTGAACAATATCGCTTGCAAGTGGGTAAGGAGGAATGGGTTTGTTTCGATAGACCTCGCATCCCATTGCAATATTAATCTTGTTCTTAAAAACTTCCCATGTTATTTGCCGATAGTTAACCTTAACCATCTTGTTTGTTCTAGTGTGGCATATATAATCATCAGCCTTTGTATCCTTGAATAAATCGTATAGCCATTGAGGAAGAGGAACGACACGATCGGCGCTTGCCGTTTTAGTCCCGCGAACATGTAGATAGTAGAATCCGTCACGGACAATGATATCATTACCTTTGCAGTTATATGCCTCGCTTGGTCGACATCCGCAGTATAACATCATTAAGTACGCATAAAACTTTGTGTCAGTCAAAGCGACTTTAGTAAAGTACTGTTGCTCTTCTTCCGTTAATGCTCTGCGCTTGAGTTTAAAACCTGCAGGCTTTTCCAGGAACTCGGCAGGGTTGCTATTGATTAAGCCTTCCTGCACAGCTTTACCAAATATAAAGTTCATTGCTTGGTGAACCTTTGCAATCTGTGATGATGACCTCCCGCGCTGACCATTGAGCACTTGCTGACAATGGAGTGGCTTGATAGATTTAAGCGAATACGATCCGATGATAGGGTCAATATTTGATTTTACTAGGTAAACAAAATTACGCTTAGTACGATCAGAGCATTTTGTTTTATATGTTTCGATGCAGGTTTTAGACCAGGAAGTAAAGGACATAGACGACTCTATGTACACATGACCCTTTTCCAATTCAAGTCTCCTGCGCTCGGCCTTTTGATATAACTCGCGCTCTGTGTCGGCGTATATTTGATAACGCTTTCCATCGAATGTAAAAGAAGTTCTGAATTTATACTTTTTGGGCATAATACACCTTTACTTTTTATAACATGATTTTACTTTTTAATTGAGCAAAATCTTAATTAAAGAATTTTATAATTAATACTTTGAGCAAATTTTTAATTAAAAAATATTGACCTGTTTCCAAAATGGAAACAGGTGTATTGTGAAGGGGTTGATATGATTATTTATCTTTCTTTTTTATAGCTTTTAATATTTTGCGTCTATATTCGGATGACTTTTCGTCTTCTAGAGCATCTCGTTTGAGGACATCAGACACTAGCATCTGATGTATCTCTTCGTTGGTCACCTTTGTATCAGCGGACACCTTTTTAAAGGTTCTTTTTATATAATTAATAACATCATCAGAAAGAATTATTTGAGCCAACATTGGAGGATTAACTAGTTTTTTCTGCACATGGTATTCAGAGAGTGTATTTCCTTTTTTACTGAGGACCTCTTTGGAAAGCATATAAAGATAACTTAGATGTTCGTTATTGTTGGTTTTTAAATCATGGATATTAAACTCATATACAAGCTCATGTTCTACAGGCTTACTAAAAATTATTCGGTATACTTTCCATTTTTCTCCATTGGTTAGAACGACCCAATCAATGCCTGCGTTTGAACCGTAATCAGTAGCTTGCTTAAGGTGATTGTCCTTCAAGTTTGTACCTATGGACTTGACTTCAATTAATAGTTTTATTTCTTCATCTAATCTAATTGCTAAATCACAAAAGGTTTTTTTTATAGCAAATTCAGATGTTATATCGTCATATTTGTCATATCCGAAAAGATCGGAAAGCATATCAACGATAATTGTGACAGTGTCACTTTCGTTCAGATCTTGCTTTTCTGCTTTAGTCAAAATGGGTTTGTACTTTTTTAACCCATCTGCAAATCTTGATTTTACTTTAACTGGAACTGTTGCCATAACTACCTCCTAACAACTTTTTTTATTATATAGTCGCACGATAAACCCCTACACACTCTCCTACAACCGATACCCCCTCGCTATCCGTAACAGAGGGCTCGTATGCAGAATTGCACGGACTTAGTATAATTGTATCATTATTCCAAAACACCTTTTTAAGAACAGCTTCACAGTCAGAGTTGATTCGCACAGCATAAATTTTGCCATTTATATAATCATAAGTCTTTTTTATAAAAGCTAGATCTCCATCATATATACCTGCATCAATCATGCTGTCACCTCGAACCTTAACGCAAAAGTCCGCTTTGATAGAGCTGTCTATAAAAAAGTGACCTTCAAAGTTTTCCTCACACCATGTTCCGTTACCTGCACAAATATCACCCAAGATGGGAATTGGTCTTGCTGCCGGGAACGAGATATTAGTTATGCCAGATAAATCTGCATGAGGGATATAAGTTGTCTTATTCGTTCGACCGAGCAGATAATCTGTATCCACATTAAAGAAGTCTGCAATTAGTTCGAGCGTATCAAAATCGGGTTGTCTGTTACCTTGCTCATACATCCCTATGGTACTGCGAGAAATTTTGAGCTTAGCACTTAAATCTTCTTGTGTTAGCCCTTTTGAAACCCTTAGAGCTTTTAACCTATCTTTGAATGTTTCCACCATACATAGATCCTTCCTTTTTATAAAAGAATAACACGCAATGTGGAAAATGTAAACAACAAAACCACACTTTGTGTTGACACGATTTGTGACTAATGTTATAATCGAAAAAATAGGAGGTAAATATGGACAGTAAGGCAATTGGAAAAAAGTTGAGAAAACTAAGAGGAAATAAAACTATTGCGGAGCTTTCAAAAGAAATAGGAATAAAGCCATCTACAATAGGAATGTATGAAACCGGGGAAAGAATTCCACGGGATTCAATAAAGATAAAGTATGCGAATTACTATAATTTAACAGTAGGCGAAATTTTTTTTGATGAATAAAGACACGATATGTGGCTGAAAATCAAGAAAGGAACTGCTATGACAAAAACACAAATCGAAAAATGGCTCTCTCAAGGAGTAAAAGGGAAGATAGTTATATCTGCAGAAAAAGTTGCGTTCTTGATGACTATGCGTAAAGCAGATGCGATGGAGCTATGTGAAGGATGCAACTATGACAATAGGAACAGCAAGCGCAAATACTACTACATAGAAGATGTAGCGGAGAAACTCGCAGCAAGAAGAGGAATATAGGAGGACGAAATGAAAAAGATTGTTTATTTTGTTTTGACAATAACGATAGTACTCGGATTGAACGCAATTGCAACAGCGATAGAGTTTCCAGGAATTAACGAGCCACAGAATTTAGGCGAACCAAAGACCGTCGCAGAGCTAGAAGTAGAGGACCATATAGAGAGAACTGCAAAGAGGTATGGACTGGATCCGCGCATAATAAAGGCACTAATTGAAGAGGAGAGTGGGTGGCTATCGTCTGCAGAGGGAGACGATGGGAAATCGGTCGGCTTGATGCAGATTCAGGAACGATGGCATAAAACGAGAATGCAGAGACTTGGCGTGACCGACTTATACGATCCCGAACAAAATATAAAAGTAGGTTGTGACATACTAGCTGAATTACTTGGCAAGTATGGGAACTATAAAGACGCGTTGAGCGTCTACAACAGCGGTAATACCAAAGATGGAAAGCAATATGCGGAAAGGATTATAAAGAATGCAGGACTATAAAGATTACGAGGGCAGGTGCAAATACTGTGGTCACACAGAACTCATCTTGTCGGAATCACAAGAGCAAGCAGATGAGAATGTGACAAGAAAGTGCATGTGTGATGGCAGGGAAAGAGAAGATCGAAGAAATAAACTTACACAAGCCATCAATGACATTTCCAAAGCAGATGAATACCTCAATCTCAAAGAACTAGACGGAAGTACTAAAGGTCTAGTACATCGAATTGGAGACATGGTACTCGATGAAATAATAGAAAAGGCAAGCATCACAGTGCAGGGAAGCACAATCACCATAAAAGGCGGAGCAAAGATAAGAGTGCAGCGAAATGCAAAGACCACTGCGCTAATGGAGATTTAGTACAAAGTTATCAACTGCCTCGTGGTTTTCAAATATTTTTCAAAAGGGGTTAGATATAAAGCGACCACGAGGCATTGATTATAAAGGAGCAGATATGTACAGACTAAAAGTTACATTCCAAATCGAATTACCCAACAGCATGGCAAAATCGCCTGCAGAGGTGATTGAGATGTTTCACAACAACGAGTTCGTTTTAACAAAAGAGGACATTGTAGATGTGTCCGCAGTAAAAATCGAAAAGGAGACAAGTGATTATGAGTGATTACAAAGGAGCACTTTTTCCAAAGCCGAAACGCAAAAAGAGAAAAAGGCTGATGAATGGCTATAAAGACAAAGCTGAGCGCGTTTGTAAGTATTGTGGCAGACCTTATGCAGAAAGGCATGAGCTGTTTTATGGGCCGCTAAGACAGATAAGCATTGAATTTGGTTTTCAAATTGATGTGTGTCCTGAGCATCATAGATGGTTGCATAGTGCGGATCCATCAGGGGTTGAAGAACGAGACAGACTTCGTGCTGAAACCGAGAGGAAATACATCGAGGATTTAATGACAGATGGATGCACATTGGACGAAGCAGTTGAAGCCTGGATGCAATTTATCGGCAAGAACTACTGCGAGGAAATCAATCCATGAACTGTCCTATTTGCGGCATAAGTCATAACGAGCAGAATGTGTGGAGACAATGTCCGAAAGAACAAGAAACTGTATGTACAAGGTGTTGCAGGAAATGTGATCAATATAACGAAAGCATGCACAGATGTATGTACCATTCGCATATGTCGACTTTTATAAAAGACAACAGAGACAATCCACACGAAATAGCACAAAGGATAATAAGGAAACTAAGAAATGAATAGTGTACACCTAATAGGAAGGCTAACAAGAGACCCTGAGCTGAGATACACCACATCACAGATGGCAGTGGCAACATTCAGCATGGCAATAGATAGGCCGACGCGTGCCGATCGAGAGAAAGAGACGGATTTTCCACGCGTAACTGTATTTGGTAAGCAGGCAGAAAACTGTGAGAAGTATCTTGCTAAAGGAATGATGACAGCAGTCCAGGGCAGACTGCAAACGGGCAGCTATACAAACAAGAATGGCGACAAAGTATTTACTACTGATGTTGTTGCAGAGAGGGTTGAGTTCATAGAGTGGAAAGATGCAAAACCAAGAAATGAAAAAACAAAGGCAGCTTTTAACGATGACGATATTCCTGACAGCTTTGAACAAATCGATGCAGATGTGCCTTTCTAGAGGAATGTGGTCATGAAGACTGTCATAAAAAATAGTGAGCTGTATGAATACATTCTGTACGAGCAAACAGCAAAAGGCGTCTTGATAAAAAATCACCATGATGGAACAACAATGATGATTAGTAGGTCAAAGACAGATCGAGACATCAGGAAGTTCAAAAGAGAGATTAGAGACGAAATACTAAAGCTCATGCCAAATGTCCACTTGAAAGAATGCAAAGTTTGTCACAGAGAATACTACACACAGTACATGCAGCAACGCAACTGCTCAAAGGAGTGCAGTGAAGAGGCTCAAAGAGAAAGCGATCGCAGGTGCAAACAGAAGAAAAGGCAAGAGGAACTCGCAGGAACAAAAGCACATACAAATATAGACACTGAAATCGCAAGCCAAACGGAGGAAACCAAAGGATTGTCTTATGGAAAAATAAAGGCTCTGAAATTCATGAAAGACAACCGCGAGGCCCTTTGGGGAAGTCTATATTCGGAAATAAAAAAGGGAAAGTAAACAGCATGAAATTCATTGATTTTTTTAGCGGTGTGGGGGGGTTCACGCATGGGATGGAACTTGCAGGCCACGAGTGTATTGGTCACTGTGAGTTTGACAAGTATGCAGAAGCAAGCTATCGCTCAATGCATACCATCACAGATAAGCAACGAGAATACTTGCTTACCTTACCGCTCAGACAAAGACAGAAGGAGATTTTAAAGGATGAGTATCTTAATGGAGAATGGTACGCAAATGATGTTCGAAGAGTTATCGCAGACGACATACCACGAGCAGAATGTTGGTGTTTTGGATTCCCCTGCCAGGACATTAGCATCGCAGGACACCAACACGGATTTAAAGGAAATCGCTCAAGCCTATTTTTCAGAATTACAAACCTTGTTGAACAGCTCAAAGAGGAAGATAGACCCGACACCCTTTTCATTGAAAATGTTAAGAATCTACTTTCTGTTAATAGAGGACTCGACTTTGCAAGGCTTCTCATTGAATTGGACAAAATTGGGTACGATGCG